TAATTAAGAAATACTTCACAGCATTTCCGTCTATTAAAAACTTTCTAGAATCTCTTGGTACATACGGTAAGCTTAACGGACATATTAAAACATATGCACCGTATAGACGTATCAGATGGTTTGAAGATTGGAAAGGTATAAATACAGACAATGCTGTAATGAGTAAGATAGAACGTGCTAGCAAGAACACACCAATACAAGGTAGTGGCGCTGACATGTGTAAGTCTGCACTTATTATGGTAAGAGACTTTATATACAAAAACAATCTGCCTGTTAAAATAGTAATGACAGTTCATGATCAAATCGACACTATTGTACATCAATCATATGCAGATATGTGGTGCAAACAACTTCGAGAGCTTATGGAAAAGTCAACACTAGATATTATACCATCAGGACTATTAAAATCAGAGACAGAAATTTCAAACGTATGGAAAAAGTAGAAGACACATCAGGACAAAAGCTGCGCGTAGGAGACTACGTCACAATATGCAGCTACAACTCAATAGAGTTTGCACAAGTGTACAAGTTTACAGAGTCATGTATGTTATGTGAGCACACTAGTGTAGGGTGGAACGGGCAAGAATATAAGGCTAGATTACAACCTTATTTGCCTGGACATGAGATGAAATCAACTAATAAAAAGTACCCAAACAGGATGCTTAACGTGTACAAGATAACTAAAGATCAATACGATAACTACCACAATAGCTTATGAGTGCTACAGAGATAACAGGTAGAACAAAAAGACAACTAGAAATAGTTGATAAATTTAGTAGTGCTAATGGGATTGGCACATTAATAGCAGCAACAGGCTTTGGTAAAACTTACACAAGTATTCTTATACTTAAACGTTTGTTTATCCGAACTCCTGATGCTAGTGTTATTGTAGTTGTCCCAACTATAAATCTAAAGAATCAATGGAATACAGAACTTAAAAAACATAAACTGCATAATAATTGTGAAGTAATTGTAATTAATACAGCTTACAAAAACAATTATGAGTGTGACATGTTAATTCTTGACGAGTTACATTGTTACGGTGCAGATCAGTTTCAGAGAGTATTCTACAAAATTGATTACAAATTCTTGTTAGGTTTAACAGCCACAATAGAGCGTGCAGACGGTAGACATGATTTACTGCTTACTAAAGCACCTGTATTTGAGGAAGTTACAATAGAAGAGTGCCATAAAAATGGATGGGTTAGTGATTATCTTGTATATAATCTAAAAGTACCTATGCATGACGATGAGCAACTTGACTATGACAAAGCTAACAAGCAGTTTAGATTTGCTGCAGGTAGATTAGGATTTGGAGGAGCTCAATCTTTCAATGCTGCGCAACAATTATTAAGTGATCAAAATGCTGATCCTGCTATGCGGGGTATTGCTGCGATTTACTATAATTCTATGCGAAAGAGAGGTGAAATTTGTAAGAACTCTCAAGCTAAAATACCTGTAATCAAGGAGTTACTAACTAAATTTAGTGATAGAAAAGCGTTGTTATTTAATGGATCTGTAAAGTTTGCAGATTCTGTACAAGAAGAGTTAGGAGATATATGCCTGAGTTTTCATAGCAAGCGTACAAAGAAACAGCAGGCAGAAGTATTAAAGAAGTTTAAAGATGGTAGAACAAAACAACGTGTAATAAGCTCAGTAAAAGCTTTGAATGCAGGTTTTGATGTACCAGATTGTTCTCTTGGTATTGTTGCTGCTGGTAATTCTCGTAAGCTTGATAATATTCAACGTACTGGCCGTATCATTAGATATGTACCAGGTAAAACAGCTGTAATTATTAACTTATATGCACCTGATACACAAGAAGTTGCTTGGCTTAACAAAAGACAAGAAGGACAAGTTGTAAAATGGGTGGATAGTGTAGACGAAATTACATTATAACTACTATCTAATCTGCCCTTGAGGTGAAGTGGACCTTGGCGTGCAAGTCGTAGGTAGTTACATTATAAATTAGGCATGAGTGATTGCAGTTAAACTCTAATAATCTCAGTTACTGCAGATAATTCTGTCGTACAAAACCTGAGAGCCTACTTTTATTAAATAGCTATTCGTAGTACGTGATGCTACAAGATGAATTTATTGTCTAGCTATAGTGCGTGAGCAAGCTACGTGAGTGCTGCAAATATCCGAGAGTACCATGCGTGAGTTGGGCAAACAAAGTCCTGCCGTAGAAAAGCAGGCAACTTTAAACCTACGGGTTTGAAAATCAGCAAGTGAGAGTCGGGGGGAAGCTGTGGGAGTTTCTCCTCGTTCTTACTATTAACTATCTGACAATTAAATAGTAAAGTGTTAAAATATTTTATACCTTTGCACTTTATTAAAAACACTATCAACATGGAATTAATTTATCTAGCTGTCGTTTTAGTTTGCGGTGGTATGGCAGTAAAAGAGTATAAGAAAATACTCAAGTAAACATCATTGTAGGGTGATGAAATTGGCAGACATGCCCTCCTGTCTCGGGGGTGTAGATCCTGGAATAAACTTTAGGATAGCGGGTTGACCACCATTGTGCACAACTTGTCCTATAGCTAACCTCTACGTGGAAGTTCGAGTCTTCCCCCTACAGCTCTAATGCAGTAGAATCCCAACTGCATAAAACACAATCATTAACATTGCGTATAAAAATTTAGTAAATCTATTCATATTACAAATATATGAATGGACAGATCAACTATTGTTAAACCTTTATTAAAAAATCATTAAACATGGCACAAATCAGCATGAATCAAACACAGAAACTTGAAGGAGTTATAGAACTTCTTAGTTTACAACAACAACAGCTTAACAATATTGATAAGCAACTAGAACAGTTATCTAAACTTATTAATGAGAACTCCAACAGTATCCGTATGATAGAAGGAGATCTTGAAGAAGTTAAAGGAGGCAAGACATGGTAGAGTTTATTATGTACAACAATCTTATGAGATGGGAAACTCCTGTATTACTCTTAGTTTTGTATCTTGCGTGCAATTCAATTTATAAACTTGTAAAAAAGAAATTTTTATGAAAAACTTTTTAATTGCTATTATGCTACTCTCTGGAGTAGCGCAAGCGCAAGACTATTACAAATCTTCAGAATGGTCTATTTATAATTACGATAGAATTACTAACAAATTTTCTAAAGTAGGAACTAAAAAATCAGATACTAGAGTTATTATAAGTACAGATTATTTTGCTCTTGAGCAAGAAGACGGTAAATTTATACTAGATTTTTGGGATTATGTACACACAGATACATTAGGCCAGTGGTTTGTACCAAGAAATCAAGATGGTAGTATATGTGTGGGTACTCAAGACAGTACAATATATGTATTCTCTCATTATGATGAGACTATAGAGAAATTTACTGCAGTTACTGCATTACGTAAGATTAGAATTGTAGAACCTTTTAAAGCAATACCATGAGATTATTAACTATTTGCCTGTTACTGTTAGGATATACAGTACAGGCACAGTATTACAAAGCTAGCTTAACAACAGTATACACTTGGTCTGAACTAAAACAAAAACTTATAGAAACATCTGTAGATTGGGAAGGTACATTAGTAGATGTAGACAAAGAGTATATTAAGATTAAAAAAGAGAATGGAGAAGTAATTAAAGAGTGGTGGGTATATTACAAAGAAGACGGCAAATTAGGAGACTGTTACATTACAGAAACTGAAAGCAAGATCTGTGTAAGTTCTCACTACAATACTATCTTTATTTATTACAAACACGATGAAGAGTTAGATAGATTCTTACATCTAATTACACTATCACACATAGTTAAATCAAAACCTTGGAAATGATGCACTTTATTCTATTTACAGCTACTATATTAGCAATAGTAGTTATTTGTATTGTATCTTACAATCTTAAAGATGATACAGAAAGTAAAACGTAAGACTTTTACTATTAGACCATCAGGACGCAGCACAGATTTTATATCACCATCATTTGGTTATGGTTGTTTATACGATTGTTCTTATTGTTACATGAAGCGACACAAGCCAGACGGCTTATCAGTTGCAACAAACACAGGTGACATACTAACAGAGATAAACAACCATGCTTATTTTACACCTGTAGATAAGCCAAATCAAACTCACCCAGATTTTACTACATACGATATTAGTTGTAACGAAGATTTTGCGTTACATGCTAAATATCATGATTGGCAAAGAATATTTCAATTCTTTAAAGATCACCCTGTAGCTATGGGTTCGTTTGCAACTAAATATGTGAATCCAGATCTAATACATTTTGATCCTAACGGTAAAATAAGGATTAGGTTTAGCCTAATGCCACAGCACATGTCTGACATACACGAGCCATACACATCTAAAATTATTGATAGAATTAAAGCTATCGACGCATTTATAGATGCAGGCTATGATGTACATGTGAATTTTAGTCCAGTTATTGTAACAGATACCTGGTTAGAAGATTACGAAGACTTGTTCCATATGCTTAACGATTACGTTGACTATAAAGATCAAGTATTAGCAGAAGTTATATTCTTAACACACAACGAAAATAAACACGAAAAAAATCTAATTAGACATCCAGAAGCAGAAATTGATCTTTGGAATCCTCCAATACAGGAAGAAAAAGTATCACAATTTGGTGGAACTAACATAAGGTATGCACGACATCTTAAACCTGAATACATAGATGTATTTAGAGCTATGCATGAGCGTATAATACCTTGGAACACAATTAGATACATATTCTAAAAACTAAATCATTATGCCAAGTAAGAAATACTTAGATTATATTCCTTTAGAGCCTAAAAAGAAAAAGGCAATAAAGAAAAAGAAGGATACGACAGGATTAGTTACAAAAAGTACATTTGAATTAATGTTTGGATTTAACTACCCTACAATGAACGTTATCCCTATTGCAAAACACTTAAAATCATTTAAAAACCCTTATTATAACGTAACAAAATGGCAAAAGTAGTAGATTTTCAAGAGCTAGGCCTTATCCAAGTGCCTGAAAAAACAGAGACTTATATACCAATAAGTCACCAAGAATTAGTAACAAAAATTAAAGAGGCTGGTACAAAGCATTATGGCGTATCTCCTTACCAAGAAAACCTAGAAGTAAATCATAGAGGCCAGCAAATGTTTGGCAGCTTAACATTTCACCATGGAGGTAGTTTAAG